TACATCCTCAGTAAAACTAAAAGATGCAATGCATCGATTGGTTCAACATGCTGGTTGGACGGCGTACTCTACAATCTCGCGCGAAGCTGGATATACATCTACAATGAAAGATGGTAGAGTGATCAAAGCTAATGCAGATATGTGGAATATTGGAATTCGTCGAACTCGTGTAAGAAATACTGTAAATCACGGACATTCTACGTCACAAAAAGGACAAATTGAACGTCTAATTCCATTTAATGGACATGTTTATTGTATTAGTATTCCTTCAGAAGTATTCTTGATTCGCCGCAATGGACGATGTGTGTGGACTGGAAATTGTTCTAGACACGGTTAACTTTTAGCCGTACAGTGTCCTGTAAAATGGATGCTAGTCCAACTATTTGGGCGATACCCTCAAATTCAGGGAAACTCTCGTCAAACATATCGTACGAAACTATCTTAGAAATAAGATGGTGGCATTGGGGAAAACTCAATGGTATCGTTATAACCGATGTGGTAGAGACAATCCTGAGCCAAGCTTCTCCCAGAGAAGAAGGTGCAGAGCATAGATGGGGGTGGGGAGAATCTTTCCTAGATTCTTCTTAAGGTATATGCCATTCCAACCTGAGAAGGTTTCTTATACATAGCTTTCTTCAAAAATAGAATATTTGAAGTTTGTGAATATAAGATAGCAATGATCTTGGTAAGAAATAACCAAGGGAGTGAGGTAGAAAAGCAAAAAGGAACGATTGGCATGATTATCCCACCGGAGGACATGCCACAAACGGCCAATGGAATTGTGCCTGATATTATTATTAATCCATGCGCAATCCCCTCAAGAATGACGATCGCACACCTGATGGAAACCCTCATGGGCCGAGTCGCCTGTGAGATGGGTGGATTGGGCGATGGGACACCGTTTAACGGTGTAACTGTCGAATCATTATCTGCCATTCTTCGCGATGGTTATAAATTAGAACCGCATGGAAACGAAATTCTTTATTGCGGTACGACTGGAAAACAGATGACCACTAGTATCTTTATGGGTCCTATCTTCTATCAACGATTGAAGCATATGGCGGACGATAAAATGCACAGTCGTGCCAGTGGACCCACGGTGATGCTGACGCGTCAACCGGCCGAAGGTCGGGCCCGTGAAGGCGGCCTCCGATTTGGCGAAATGGAACGCGATGTCATGATTGCGCACGGCGCCTCTGAATTCTTGAAGGAACGCATGTTAGAGGTTTCGGATAATTTCCAAGCCTTTGTTTGCAAGTCCTGTGGACTCTTGGCACAAGTAAACCCTAAGTTGGGCTTGTATCAATGCATTTCCTGTCCCACCACTACGAGCTTTGCTCAAATTCGGGTCCCGTATGCCTATAAGCTATTCTTACAAGAATTAGAATCAATGTCTATTTGTTCGCGGTTGCTTCCGGAATCTCGTCTTCGTGACATTGCCCGATTAATGGATTTGAAAAAATAATAGAGTAGAATAGAAATGCTCAGCTATTTAGTAGAATTCTTAGGTACATTCCTATTTTTAAGTGTTGTGATTGCTACCACCAATCCTCTCCTGATTGCAGGAGCTCTTCTCACCGTGATTCTCCTGATTGGCAATATCAGCGGTTGCCACGTCAATCCAGCCATCAGTGTGATGCTGTGGGCCAAGGGATCCTTGTCCAATAAGGATCTGGTTGGCTATATAGTAGCCCAGTTGGCGGGTAGTGCAACGGCTCTCGCCGCCTACAAATCTCTTGCCCATTAACGTTTTGCGATAGTGTAGGCAATTACTAATGCAAGTCCGGCTACCAATCCTCCTGCTAGAAGAGGGTTCCACGAGTGGTGTTGACCACTGGTGAAACTTTCTTTCACTCCTCCATTTCCATCCGCTTTGTACGTCGCTTGATCTATATAGGATTCTAGGATCCATCGCGTTTGCATGGGCTGAGATCCGTCGTACTCTGTTCCTGCTGGATTCACCCAGATCTCCCCCGAATCAGATTTTAATTGTCCATTTTGATTTCCTACTGGCAATCGAACCTTTTTGCATCGTGGAAATGCATTTCCTACCACCGCTTTTAATATAGGAGTTGGATTCAATGCATTTTTAGCATCTTCTACCATACCGGGCCCGAGTCCCTTCAATCCTACTCCTAATGTATTTTGAATCGCATTTCCAATCTTGGGCCCTAATGCATCCCCCTGTGGAATAGAATTTACATAATCATACATATCTTCCCCATTGCTGCATTTTATTCCCGTTTTCATAAAGTATCGAAGTCCAATCGGATTCTGATTCGGTGCTCCTAAGGTATTACTTACAGCTGATTTACTTCCAAATCCAATCGTATCTACATAATAACTCACTCCTGCTAAAGCTCCTTGGATAGCATCAAAATCTCCTCCTGCATGAACTCCAATTTGATCCGGTGTAGGTACCTCGTCCGCAAAAGAGAAATTGGGCCCTAAAGCCCCCTCAGGCCCATAGATTGTCGTAGGTATGTTCATCTCTATTCTAGATAATAGAATTCACACAGTAAATTCTGCTGTCTACAAAATGATAAAAAGTGATACTCTTTATTTACTTAAAGATCTTTCACTAAACTACTAAAGGGACATGGAATTGAAAGGATCTCTTACATTTCCCTGTGCAGGGGGGGGGAGTAAACAGGAGAAACTCTTTCTCTTTGATGAAGATACGCCTGAAGAAGATGAACGGGTGTATGTATGTGCAGAATGTGAATGTGATTCTATGGTTATTCAGGAAAAAGATTCGATGATTTGTAAACGGTGTAATATACATTTAGCATATGTAATTGATAGTGGAGCTGAATATCGATGGTTTGGATCGGAAGGAGGTTCTCCCGATCCCACACGGGTAGGAGGTCCTCAAAATCCATTGCTGCCTGAAAGTTCAATTGCCACTCGTATTGTATATCGTACAGGAGATTCTCCTGTTATGCGACGAATTCGACAATTTCATATTTACTCGATGCCCAGTCGAGAACGAACTCGGTGGAATACATTTGGAGAAATTGATATTAAAGCTACCAATGGTGGAATTAGTTCTGCCATTACCGAAGAATCAAAATATATTTATTCTCATATCTCTCCTCTTCGTGTATTTCGTAAATCACAAAAGGATGCTTTAATTGCAGCTTGTTTCTTTGAAGGAATCAAACGACATGGATCGGCTCAACCTTTGAAGGAAATTGCAAAGAAATTCTCTGTCAATACATCTTCGATTACAAAAGGGTTGAAAACGGTCAGCGAATTATTGGAAAAATATAATCACGAACATTCTGTTGAAAAGGATATGCCTATGACAACGTCCACTACCTTTCGTGATTATATTGAGGCAGCTTTACTACGATTAACAATTCCGAGAACTCTTCTTTCTAGTATGCAAACAGCTGCTATTGCGATTGGTATAAAAGTAGATGAATTGGGAATCTGTCCCGAAACGACTCCTCCTTCGTTAGCAGCTACGGCCATTGCATTGGCCTGTGAAATGATGGACTATCCTAAACCATCGAGTGCAATTGCGGGTGCTTTAAATATTAGTATTGCAACTCTCTCAAAATGTCTGAAACGGTGTACTGATACGGAATTAAAAAAGATACTCTTTAGTAGGGACTCATAAATGGGATTAGGATTTAGTTCACAAAAAGCAGAAGCACCCAGAGAAATTGGTGGAATTATTGATGTCGGTGAATCAAAGAAAAAAGTAGTTCAGTTTATTGATCTATTGTTTCAACAATTGTTAACAGCGACCAATCCCATTAATTTCAGACAAGCCTTGGAAGCTACTGGAAATGGTACTTGCAGTGGTATCTTAGTATTGTTGGAACCTACTATTAAAAAAGAATTTCAACAATTATCGTTTATGGATCCTGAAACAAAACAGATTGTAAAATCTATTTTTAAAGGATACGATTCGATTGAAGATTTGTCAAGCACAGTATTAACAAAAACAATGTGTAAAGAGATTACACTCTTTTTTCTACGATTACTTATTTTAGTAGGAACCTGTGTATTGAGTGTTCGACCGAATAAAGCGTTGACTGGATTATTAGGAACTCTTGGATCCACTCTGGTAGAAGGATCCAAAGAGTTTCAGGGAATTGTAAAACTAAAATTTAAATCTGATAAAAGTAGTCCTTCCACTGGAGAAATTGGAGAAGGTGGGCAACGAAAAGATGATGCAAAACCAGATTCAAAAGATTTGTTATTTGCAAAGTTGAACGAAGATCCAAAAGATCTTACCTTAAAAGTTACAATTAAAACAATTTTGAAAAACAATGATAAATATTCAGTTGTAAAACGAAAAGAAGGTGAGTATTATGTTCTTATTTATAAAGGAAAAGAATATGTATTGGATCTTTATAATTTATTAGTATACACAAATGAAACGGATACGGCAAAAAAAGTAGGAGTTCTTTCTATTTCTGGTTCTTTCAACGATCCTCTCCCCAAAAAAGGAGGAACCCGCTCCCACAGAAAACGTCGGGAACGATACACTCGTAAAATGCGTGGAGGGGATGTATTATTACAAGAAATAAGTACTACCAAGGAGGAACATTTAGGAGTAGATAGACAGCAGTATTATTACATGTTTAATCGTACGGATGCAAGTTGCAATAATACAAAACCAGTTCGTGCCGCTTGTTCTTCGAGTGAAGAAAAAACTCTTACATCAAATACTTCTGCTGATGAATTCGTAGAAATAGTTATTGGATATTATGTAGAACAGTTTAATGGATCTGCATTTTCCAAAGAACAGATTGATAAATACGGTGCTAAGATTGAACCCATTTCTGGAACAGGAGCTAAAGTAACAGGATATGCATCTCTTACACTAGAAAATAAAGAGACGTATGCTAAATTACAAAACTTGTTAGAGTCAGGCGAAGTAGGAAAATTAGAAGAAGGCCCTTGCTTTGCAGTCTACCGTGCCTACTTGTTAGCAAGTGGTGTCATTAAGACAGAAAAAGGTCCTGAATTAAAAACCTATGTTTGCCATGATAAATGGGCCGAATCTTCCGCAAAATTATCCTCTCTTCCTCTGTTTGCCCTCTTAGAACAACTTTATAAAGATCGTCTTGGAAATACGATGGAACCTGCTACGGCTGAAAAATATAATGCATTTATCAGTAGATTGACACAAGTTGGAAATCTTGATTTAAAAACGCAAGGAATTGATCAAACGTTTGATAATTTACAGTTTAAAAAGACTTTGTGTACAAAAGTATTACCAGGATTTGATATAATTAAAGAGGATCCAAGTACTGTAAGTGAAGTTTTAAATTATTATAAAATAATTGCAGCAAGTCTTGTAAAATTAATTGATGCTATTACAAAAATTCTTGATAAAATTATTGATTTTTCTTTGTTTATAAAAGAGAATCGCATTACATTACGTCCTATCTTTGTTACGGATACACGAGGTGCTCAACAAGTTTTAACCAGTTTTATTGAAGAAACACGAACTTTGTTAGAAGAACATATCTTAGAAGTGGAACAAGCCTATATAGATGGAGTTCAGGTAATTGTAGGTTCTACAGAATCTCTTTTATCCAACCCCGCTCCCGTGGAAGATTATGCTGCTAAAGCATTGGTTCAATAAAATTGATAAACTATACCTCTTTTTCTATACTATAGAAAAAGAGGTATATCATGGCAAAAGTCAAATGCGGCATGACAGGATGTAAGAGTCGTTTGAATTTGTCTGAACAGTATACCAATAAATGCAAGTGTGAGAATGTGTTCTGCAATTCCCATAAGGGGATGGAAGATCACAACTGCACTGCAATGGAAAAAACTCGAGCTGAAGAAAGAGCCAACCTTGAAAAACTAAATGAAAAAATAGTAAAAGATAAAGTCGTTCATATTTAGCGAATAAAGCAAAAAAGATACTGATATTCATATCCAATGGAAGTCAAATCAATAAACTTTTTAAAATTAAATCCGGCAGATTCCACTTCAGCTACCATTTCTTCCATGGTAGGAATTCGTAACGAATGAATCTGCCGTCGCACTTTCCCATTTCTAAATCGAAATTCCTCTTTAAATTTTGCATCCGATCCTTCGTGTTGGAAGTCCGCCTCGTATTCAAATTTATCAAAACTGACCTTGGATCGTGACACCCGTTCCTTGGAATATTTTTGCACTGAAAATCCTACAAAAGGACTGGCCGCTTCCAAAATCGGATCAAACTTTTCACGATTCACTCCGTGAATGACTAAACAACTTCCTGATTGCAACCATAAAAACATATTTCGTAAACAACTATCACGATCTTTCAAATAATAATAAGTAAAATAATACATTGTGATAAGATTAAATTCACCTGCGGCAAAAGTGGTGGCTACCTCTGCATTTCCTACCCGAAGATCCGCCTTGGGATGATTGAGGCGTCCCTGTCGAATCATGGAATCGGAAAGATCAATTCCCACTACTTTCCCCACTCCTTGAGTTCGGAAGAGATCGACGTGACCCCCCGTCCCACATCCAACATCCAAGATTTGAATCGTTTTTGCTTCGGGACGGTAGCTCTTGGCCCAGTCTAATGTAAAATGCGTTTCCACCTCCTGACGAACTTTACCATCTACTACCTGATCGTACACCTTGGCATAAAAATCATCGTAAATATGATCAATACCATAAATGGCAGTACTCACATCCTCCTGATTTTCAAAAGCTTCCGTCATCTCTATAGATGTTTTACGCTTGGCTGCACTACTCCAACGTAAATATATATAGTTGGCAATAAAAATAGAACAAAGTACAACAAGAATAATTTGTACTGAATCGAGCATTCCCTTCTGTTAGAGTGGAAAAAATCTTTACACAATTTCAGCAAAAGCAGCTTTGGCCTTCTCTACCTCCATTGCGCATTGATTGGCTGCTAGTCGAGCTGCTGCCTCCTCTGAAGGAGAGGCCTTTGCCAACTTGGCGTACGCTTCTGCCGCTGCCAAAGAAGCAATGGCAATTGCTTCAAATTTAGCAGCATAAGCAGGTCGAATGTGATCTCGACTGGCTTCTAACAATTGTTTAAAATAATCAGCATTTTCTGCATATTGCTTGGATTGTTCGAATGCCGTCATCGTATTTGAAGGATTTTAAAAATCCAGTCTAGACTGAATTTTTTACTCATTTTTTTACTTCTTGGGAGGTTTGGCCCCCAAGGGAGGAAAGTTCATTTTTGCCGCAACCGTCGTACACACGTGTCCCAGATAGGAGGGAAAGGCAGGACTGCTGAAAGCGCAAGAAGCCCCCGCTCCGCCTACTGCAGGGGCAGGAAGGCGAGAAGCAGCAGCACTGCTAGGGGCAGCAACAGCCGTACGAGGAGCAGCAGCAACGCGAGGAGCAGCCGTGCGAGAGGCAGCAACCGTCTGCCACGCAGCATCTGCTTTCACCGTGGCGGCGGGAGCAGGAGCCGCAACAGCAACAGCGGTAGGAAGTGCAGCCCCCTTGAGCAGGGGGCAGTGGGCGCCCACGTGAGGGCCCCCACAGGTGGCACACTTTCTGCCCCCTGCGCTCTTGGTCAAGACAGGAGGCGACGCGGAGGGCGCGGAGGGCGCGGAGGTAGACGGAATGAAGATGACCCCCTTCGTCTTTGTGACACGGGCCTCGATCTCGAGTTCCTCCTCGAGCATCTTTTTGAGGAAGGCTGTCTTGTCCTCCTCTGACGGGTTGCTGTCCAAGTAGGTAGCCATTTTGTTGGCTTTCTCTATGCGACGCGCAATCTCGTTGAAGAGTTTACCTTTGTCAGGCTCACTCAGCTTTTTGGCTTTGCGATGCACAATCTCCAGGATCTCCTCGTCGGTAGAGGACCGTTGGAACGTGTCAATGAAGCTGAGGGGACCGAACAGGTGATGTTCGGCAAAGAACAGTGCTATTTTTGCACAGTCAAGCTTGGCCTTGGCCTTTGCGGCGAGTTCATTTTGAACCGCGTTCGCTGTCTGCCAGACTATGAGCGGCAAAATCAATTCCATACTAACGTTTATTACTATTTTACTAAATGTAAAAATGGAAATCAATTTTTTTAAATGAGGAAATATACTGCAAAGCATTTTATTTCCTATAGTTAAGATAATGGCAGTAGCTCCCAAAAAAGATTCCACTCCCAAAGTGACCTTGTGTGGCTACGGATGGAGCGATGTTTGTGCAGCCTTAGCCAGAGCGATTGCGAATGCGGATTTGCCCAGAGCGCAGCGGTGGGCGGCTGAATTAGTTTGCACTCCTACAGGATTAGGACGAGTAGAAGCGACTCTTCTTCATGCGTGGGCGTTGCATGTAGGGGCGAAGAGTGCTCCCGATTGGCCTCAGGCTTGGAAACGAATTTCTGAAACACTGAGAACGTTTTGGGTTCGATCCGGCGGAGATATACGCACGGTCCGCAATACTCCCGCTATTCGTGCTGGAATTGCGGAAGCGGTCGCCTGGTTGGTCTATACTCCTAAAAATCCTCTTCCAGCTCTTCCTACGTCGGCGGATTGTTTGCGCGAAGCGGAAGCGACTCGCGCAAGACTTCGCAGTGGGGGGAGTGGTGAACAAAATATTACACGACGGATTTGGATTCCAGGCCAGGATGCTCCCGATGTAAAAACAATTGGAAATGAATTAGAAGCTTCTCTCCGCTCTAACAATATTCCTAGAATCTTGTTCTGGATTGTATGGGCCGTCACCTTGGACAGTCAAGCGGAATGTCCAACTGTAAAAGAACGGGGGGGTGCTTCTCTTCCCGCAAAAGCTAAAAAGAGTCTCGTCTGGTTTTTAGTCACTTTGTTTCGTGAATTAGCATTAGAGTTAAGAGGATCAGGAGGAGTAGCAGGAAGTATTAGTGAACTGGTAGATACCTTAGCAGGATTGTTAGAGTCGTTGTGGACGAAGCTAGGGGGAAAAGGTCGTCGCGATCTTCTAGCCTCTATGGCTCTGGCTATCTCAGATGCTGCCACCCGTAGAAGTTCTTTAATTCTAACAGCAACCTCCGGCATTACCATTAATTCTAGTACACCTGCAGTTCAATCCGCTATTCAAACGATTGATGAAACGTATACAGCGATTGCGGAGGAGGCCCGACGCTATGCAGTGGATGCTCCACGGTTAGCTCTCAGTCATGAATTGGGACGATCTACTTCTGTAGCCCCCCCTCATCTTTCGAGTCTTGAAAAGTTAGCCATTGTTCATTCGTTGCGCTCTTCGTAGAAACCATACCCTTTGTAGAATGAATAAACTATTGGGGGGAATACCCTCCTTTCCAATCATAGGAATTATTCTAGTTGTATTATTTTGTTTAGTTATTATTGGAGTTATTATAGGTTTAAAAATTGTTCGAGAACAACCTTCGGAGTCGAATCTATTAGCGCTTATTAAAAAAGGAACGACCGATGCAGTCAACTATCCCACACAGATGCCAAATCGAAAAGGATTGATTGATTATTTATTACTTAATAAAATTGGAAATCTTCCTAACAACCAGTTGGCTCTTACCAATTTTTATGTGATGACCGCCAATTTAGGAGGATACTTTTCTCCTGTAAACAAAGCTGCTTTTTGCAAAGAGGCCATTCAGTATGCTATTCAGGCAGGAGCCAGATGTATTGTATTTGATATTTGGCCGGATATATCAAAAGGTGCTACTAGAGGACCTATTTTATCAGTTCGTCAAAATGATAGTTCAACCGAAATATTTGGATCCGCGTATTATACGATGAAACTTACAGATGCATTGATTGAAGTTCGTAAATGGGCATTTGAGGATTCTGCAAATTCTGGAAATCAGGATCCCATGTTCCTTTTTTTGAGATTTCGTGGAACTTCTTATCTAACGAACAATACATTAACAGGGACAGCTACTGCACTTTATGCAACCCTCCAACAATATCGACTTCCAGATAATTATTATCTTCCTACAAACAATCCTCTTCCTTCAACTCCGATTAATGCGGATGTACTTCGTAGAAAAATAATTATTTTATCGGATCAAACAGGAGCGGGTACATCCTTTGCAAACTGGGTAAATAATCCAGTTGCTCCCGCCAATAGTCCATTTCAACGAAAGACAATTGGAACTCCAGGTGAAGTACATAGTCTAACAAAAAATCAATTATTAACCTTGGATACTACTTGTACAACAAATCTAATGGCATGTGCTCCTCTTCCAGAAGATACTGATACGAGTGAATCCAATAGTTGGGATTGGAAAGGAGCTCAAAATGCAGGAATTCAATTCTGTGCATTGAATCTATGGAAGAAAGATTCTGGAGTAGATCCAAAAAATGGTATTTTTGGAACCTATAGTTTTATGATTAAATCGGGAAGTCCTCCTGTTGTAGAAGGATTTGCGTCTCGATACACGATTGAACGAGTTCCCCCGCCTATTCCTGTGAAGCCCCTGGGATACGGGGATGGGACGGTAACGGTAAAGTAGGAAAATACCGTTGATCTTGCTTGATTCTTGCTTCTAGTAATTTTTTAGTATCTTCTTCCAACGTTTTAGAAACAGTGGTAGAAGGTCTAGAAGTTGGAGAAGGATTGACCCGTTTTAGTTTGCAGATGGGAGTAGGCATATTTATTCTACTAAGTAGGCTTAAATTTATAGTAAAAGATATTCTTAAAAATGGACGCGACTCTTCTTGTGTGTAGTTTAACACTGGATTCGTTGGAGGATGGAATGGTGGCGATTCGATCTATTATGTATTCAGATATAGATACAGTCTATGAGTATTATAGAACTATTGTAGGAGTGAAGGAGGTGGTGATTGAAGCAATTCCAGTTCCAACCTCTTTTCATACAGAATTAATTGGAGCCAATGGAGATCCTACAATTACCTATCCTGCCTATGATATTGCATTGCAGGAAAAAGAAGTGGCGTCTTACAGAATGTTAATTCAAAAAACAATTGAAACGGAGACACGACGGATCACTTTGGGTGTAAAACATTCTCTTCGAACTACATTATCTATTGAAGACACTCATTTATCAGAACACCAACGACAATTGTTTGAGTCCTTGAATACTGTAGCATCCGTTTTAGAAACAGTTGCAACAGGAGGAAAGGCGCCTGATATTGTAGGATGGATATTATCTCCTAAGCACGATGCTACACAATATCGGTATGGAGTAAAACTTCTTACAGATATAACGGTGGGAATGAAGTGGGATTCATTGATTGGAACGTATGAATTTCCAGATTTTATTATTTCACGAAGAATTACATCAGCGACCTGGACCTTCCAACATCCTTCTACCACTAAGATGGTCGCCTCCATTATAGAATGGTGGGCGACAGCTCATATGAGATCAAAAGATAATTGGATTCATTCCTCTGAAAAAGAATTAGATGACCTACTAAATGTATTTCGAACCAAAGGAGTTCCGACTGTGTTTCATTCTGAACGAATGGATTCGGTTCGTCTAGCCCTTTTAGATATTGAAGAGACTGTAATGGGAAATTCTGAAATTTACAGTTTACATACATTATTTAGATTTTCAAAACCAGAATCGTGGCGACTATGGATTGATCGTTGCTTACGATCCAAAGGAGTGATGTTGGATTCAAATGTAGAATTTATTCAAAAGATGATTCAGCGATGGATACGGGATGGATGGGGAATTCGAAAGGAATTTCTTCCTTATCCTGCAGTGAATGCTCGAATTCGTGAAGCATGGGACGCCCTTCTTCAAAGTCGACCCTTAGATGAAGAGTGTATGCTAATGTGGATTCGCTTATTAAATATCAATGATCCTGTCTATACAATAAGGGTAAATCATGAAGAAAAACAAAAAATTTTAGAGGATTGGATTCCTGTGGCTGCATTCAAACTAAAATCATCCAATCCGTTGTTTCGAACTAAATTAGCTCCTATCTATGCCTGGATTCGTGCATGGCTTGTCAAGTATATTCCAGAAGCTATGTTTAAAACATTTATGATGCCTAGACGAATGCAATATCCCATCACGGCTGCAGGATATACAATTGTTCATGGAACAGGAGGATATTGTTTTGTAGGATTAGAACTTCCAGAAGGAGATACGGCGGTAGAACTCTGGGCGGGACAGGAAGAAGTAGATTAAACTTTAGTTCCTGCCAGATTATTCACTGTGTTAGGGTCATTTGATTTTGCATCAATCGCTACATAATTTTTCTTAAGAATTTTAGTTGAATCAAGTATCGTACGGATACTTGCTTGAACATCGTTTGCCTGTGCAATTAATTTGGTGGATGCAGCAATTGTATCTTCAGGAGTAGGATCCGGATTTTCAAAAGATTCGCCATTCAAGTTTGCTACTAACTGATCAATATAGGATTGAGAAAATGAAGCGGATGTTTGAAGCTGTTTTACCTGTGCTACGACCCGTTGCACCGGTGCACTCGCTAATAGATCACTTAATTGTTGATTGGCCCCTACCAATTCACTCAAGGATCCATCCGTAAAACATTCTACCATAGATACTTGTCCATGCGTATCGGACCAATCTTGTTTCTTTTGTTTCCATTGTTTTTGTGCACCTGGTAGTTTTTGCGCTTTTAACTCTTTGGCCTCTGCTGGAGAAATCTCTCCTTCTCCATCAGGTGCAGTTGTATTATCTAAAAATCGTTTTTCAATTCCCTTCATTACAGAACAAGTATCATCTGTTGCAGTACTCAATGTATCTAATGATTTTTGCAACGCTTGAGTGGTTTGTTGCACATTCTTTACGGTTTGATCTACCTCTGATCCATCTATAAATCCTTCGGTGACAGGTTCATATAAATCACTTCGTCTATTTGCAAGATTTAAAGCGTCTCTATCGGATGGTACAGCTATCTTTGCAGCATCTAGAGCAGCTTGATCACCCTCAAGAACACCTTGTGCTACTTCTTGAGTTACTTGTGCTCTAACAAGTGCTAAAATATCCGTAAAAGCTTTTTGCACATCTGCACCACTAGGTGTAGCAACTTTAGCAGCAGCGGCATTTACTAGACCCATGATAGCCGTATATGTAAACGAATTGGCTGGAATGACAACTCCTTTTGTAGTTAATTGACTTCCTGAAAGTCGAGCCGCACCCAAAAGAGTTTGATAATTCATGGCTAAAGCATAATCTGAATAGCTAGGATTGCTATTGTTAGGAACATTCTTTGATAAAGCAGCTAGATCTGTATCTACTACAGCTTGAGCAGCTTTCACCACAGCGGTTGCATTGGCAACCGCTTGTTTATCATTGGGTATTTTTATAGTCATTTTTAGTACAATTGATTCTTCGGCTGTAAGAGCGGAGGTTGCTCCTCCAATAGATTGATATACAGGATAGAAAAAACTATTTAAATTTGCTACGGCAATATAAAGTACAGTAGCTAGTATAATAAGTCCTATAAATTGAAATGTTACATATGGATTTTCTTTACTTCCCATAGCCATTTTATACAATGCTAGAGTGACTGGTATAATTCCTAGTACAAGTCCAATTGAAAGACCGTGTACAATACCAGTCGTTGTAGAAGGGGCAAAGTATTGAATACATTGTGCAACGAGTGTTTCCACTCCAAACAAAGTTCCGATACTTGCTACAAATATGATTGGATACAAAATATAATACCATAATTCTTTTGTATCAATTCTATATTCATCCATCCCTATCTTTACTGTTAAAATTAAAACTTCAAATCCTACAATCAGTAGATGAAGTCTCCCGGTTGTATTTTAAAATCATCTCTCCGTATTTCATCGCCTTGTTGTAAACCTGTTAGAAGTGCAGCATCGGCTCCTCCGGAATCCTCTCGTGTACAGTCGGAACTCTGTCCTATTGCGTTTGGACCGGCTCCCACGGGTCTTCCCTGTGCTCCCTGGGTGGGAGGAATTGTTCCTATTCGGCAACAGACTGCACCTGTTTATACAGAGGTTAGAACCACTCCTGCGAGTGTTACAACTGCTAAACGAACAGCAGCTGCGGTCTATCAAGCCAATCTGGATCGATTTGCTCAGTATCGATCCACGTATGTAGCCCCTCCCCCTCCTATGCCCTCTCTGCCCAATCCGGTTCCCGTGATAAATCCTCCTGACTGCGTGATCCTTCGCTACGAAGGATCAAAACCTCCTACCTAGATAGAAGATGAGTGTATCCAATCGTGACGCCAGTCTCACCTCGCTGAAGCGTAAACAAAAGGCATTGTATGGGTGGCGTGTCAGCACGGGCTACAGTGGTAGCCCTACTACCAGTAAGTTTATCCAGGAACAGGGCATTGCGACAGGGGGACAAGGATATGGCCCTTCCTCCACAGTCGGTGTAGATGCAAAGATTGGAGCAGGGCTCTGCTGCAACATTCCGGAACGTGGAAATCCTGGTGGAAATGTATGTCGCTGATTCTATTAATCTTAGTTTATACAATAAACTTTAATTAAGCATGAGGTTTGAGGGAACTACGGCACATCCAAAACATCGTGAGGAAAGTAGCCGACTGAATCAACGCGGCAAAGAGGAAGAGGAGCAAAGCGGTGAGTCCGAGTTTACCAGCTCCGTTCACGACAAGAAGAATTGCGGAGATTACCGGGATGGCCGCAGCCGCTAAAAAGTAGTAGCACCAGGAATACGCCCAAGGAGCAGGAGTGTCAAAATAGTTCATTTCTATATTAGCAAAATAAAAAAAGGGAGAGTCATTTTGACTATCCCTTTTGTAATTTATTAAATTATTTACTTACCGGCAGCTGCCTTCTTGGTAGCTACGACCTTCTTCTTGGCCGGAGGCGGAGGCTGGGGAATAACTTCCTCCTCCTCTTCTTCCTCCTCCTCTGCAGCAACTGCTGCAGTAGCAACAACAGGAGTCGCCGCTACAATTTCTTCCTCCTCGTCCTCCTCTACCTCCGCAGCAGGGGGGGGTCCACCGGCTCCTCCCACAGCAGCTACAGCAGCTACAGCAGCTACAGCAGCTACAGCAACTGCTACAGGAGCATCATCGAAATCAAAGTCGGCACCGGCAGAACTGTTTGCAGGTACATCAATACGTGCAGCTGCTAGTTTGTACTGGACTGAAATCGTTCCGTTCAGGAGAGAAACTCCCGTGGGCTGAATAATTGCAGTCACCACCGCCCCGCGACGCAGAACGTCTACAGGGTCGGATGTAATAATAGACTTATCAAGATTCTTTAGAGTTACATCCTTGTATAGCTTGAGACTAATCGTAGGAGGATAGGGCTTTACGTCACCTGTGGCCTTGTCCGTGCTGTAACGAACCGTCTTCTTCATGAGATCACGTAGAAATTCCTTGGACTTTCCAGCCTTTCCCATTAGAGGTCCAGCATTGGCATGAATGAAATCGAGTGCCTTCTCATCTATCTGATTCAGCATCTCAATCACAGGCCCCATCTTGGGATCTGATGCATCGAGAGAGAGGACAACACTGGGAGTTGACTCCAGGTTGCCCTTGAAATAACTTGCATTAAATGTGACGGCCGTGGAAGGAAATTGAATCTGAAGAGCACTGTTTCCAGCACCGTAATTTACGTAGACACGCTTTTCCTTGGGATTCTGTTTGCTGGGTCCAGTATTGAACTTCAGCTGGTCATTCTTGTAGTCAGCGGCCTTGATAAGTACAGGAGTCGGTGGCATCTTGTGTAGTCTTTTATAAAAGTAAGGATTAAAAGGTTTAGACCGAATCATTTTTTATCGAAAATCCGAGAGAGTAAAAGAAGAGGCAAAGCCTCTTCTTTTACTCTCTTGGATCCACGATAGGAAATCCTACACTCCCCGCGCAAAGCGCGGGGAGTGTAGCATTTCTTATCGAAACTATATCCACAACTCTTCACAACCCCCTCAAGCCGGTGGTGGCAATGCCAAGGGAGGAACATCACGACCAAACAGAGTATCCAAAAGAGCGGATAAAAAACGAAAGGGGCGATGCGGTGCTACAGGGGGCACCGGTGCTTCCTCCCTTACACTTTCATACAACCAAGGATACGCTGCACGGGCTTCTTCATTTACTATTGTAAAGGCTGAAATCACATACATAGCACCCAAGATACGATCTTGCACATCTTCAGCAGAACTGATTAATTGTCGAATCACAGATCGATTCAGACGTTGGAGTCCCTCTAACGTATCGGGAATATGCAAAGGAGTTCGTTGAAATAAAGTTCGTTGATATCCAGGCACAATCGTATTCTTCTGAACCGATGTTAGAAAGGCTCGATAGGTCCAAATGTCATACAGTTCTCTATAAAATAATCGATGATCTCCTTCCTCCATACTCAAAAACCATTCAGGACTACTATAATAGTGTAATTCATTTAACTGATGAAATAATTCAACTATTTTCATCTTCCATTGTTGTTCTGGCGTAGGAGGAGTAAGAGGAGTCCATTCGACCGCAACTCCATGCGTTTTACACCAATCTACATGCCGTTGACAAGTGGTCACGACTCTAACAGGTATAATAGCTCGTGTATACGGATTCAAAGGTTCTGCAGCTTCCACTTTTGCATGATGCAATAAACTATGAATAGATCGAATATCAAATGCATAGATGTGTAAATCAGTTGGATCCTGATACGAAAAGAAAGAAGGACCTTTTAAAGATGTAATTTCTTCACAACTGACTAAATCGGTGGTATTGTTGGAAAGGGATCGATCAAATCGAGCCGGGCCTTGCCGTAACAGACAACGCACCCTCCAACGAAATTTTAATGCTGTTGCAATGACTGTACCGGCCTCCCGAGTTTCTGTCGTAAACGGACTACAAATGCGACGCAAAGATCCACGACTAGGCTTCCATCGTGTGGGATTTCTAAAATGCCGTCCACAAAATTCTCCATGTGTGGCTGGACTCTTACACTTGACTGTAGGATAACGTTTAGAGCGGATGTTCTTACATTCCATTATAGGATCCGCCATTCTATAATGGAGGAGGATTTCTCCAATTCATGTGCTTACCTTTTAAAAAACTTTTCTACTAGTGGAGAGGTTCAGTTTGCTCTTAAAAAAATGATAAAAAGGGTATAAAGAAACGAATCCTTATACTATCATACCCCCGACGTGCGTTTGAATCTCCCGGAAATAACCAACGGAAGAGTCATAAGAGAAATGTCCTCCTCAACTGCTCCTGCCAAGAAGACGACTGCTACGAAGAAGACCGCCCCTGTTGCCGCTCCTGCTCCGGTTGCAGTTCCTGCTCCTGTAGTAGTTCCTGCACCGGTTGCCGCACCTGCTCCGGTTGCCGCCCCTGCCCCCGCTTCTACGGAAGCTGCTGTAGAGGATGGTGCTTCTCTCCTCACGGCCCACAAGGCCATGGGCGAGAAGATTGCCGCTGCTGTGACTCTCCTGAAGGAGATTCAGTCGGAGCACAAGAAGCAGGAGCGTGAGGTGGTTCGCGCCGCCAAGAAGCTCAACAAGCGCCGTGGCCGCAAGGCGACGGTCGGTGCTGACGGTGCCCCTGCCTCCAACAAGCCCTATGTCTTCACGAAGCTCAACAACGTCACGGATGCGCTCTGCGTATTTCTGGGGAAGCCCAAGGGCACCCAGTTCTCTCGCAGTGAGGTTACCCGCGCCGTCATTGGCTATGCTCGTGAGAAGGGTCTCATGGCCGGTCAGAACATCAACACGGACAGCGCCCTCCGCGCCCTCCTTGGTGTTACGGAGGCCGACAAGGTCACGATCCTCAACCTCCAGCGCTCCCTCAAGGTGCACTACCTCAAGACCCCTACGCCGACGGCGTAGAAGAATACCTTCGGTATTCTTCATCGCCATTGGCAATAATCTCCGCTTTGCGGAGATTATTGCCGACGGCGTAAAAAATCTTCGCTTTGCAGAGATTATCGCCCACCGCGTAAATGCGTGGTAGAAATAATTAAAAATAAAATAAAATAAAATAAAATAATTAAAATAATTAAAATAATTAAAATAATTAAAAAATAAAAAATATCATGGTCTCGTAGCTCATTAGGTAGAGTTTTTTGCTGTTAACAAAAAAGTAGTTGGATCGAAACCGACCGAGACCGTAAAAACTTTAAAAAGCCAGTATCAAGTTGATACTGGCTTTTTTACGTTGTATAGAATGGAACAGAACCGAAACCCTTTAGAAATGGCAAAACCTTCTGCGGATCTATCCGAAGCCGTTCGCCACTGGGTTCATTTTGATAACTTGGCCGAAACTTTGAACAAACAAGTGATGAATGCTCGAACGAAACGATCCGAGTATGAGAAGAAGACAATGACTTTGTTGGATGGGATGAATCTTCCGAATGTATCCATGGAAATTCATGGAGCTACTCTCACGCGAAGTATAAAGTCAGAATCCGAACAACTCTCCTGGAGTTTTTTAGAAAAACAATTGCATTCTTATTTTGCAAGTAAAAAACTACCAGATCAGACCGATGCGATGGTAGAATTTCTTCAAAAAGCAAGAACTGTAAAAAGTGTAGAATATTTGAAGAAAACAATTCCTAAAAAAGAATAATCGCGGAATCCTCTTTTTATAAAAAACTCCGATCTCTGCAAACCTCTCCTTTCCTACCTCAATGAGTAATCCGACTTCAAGTCACCTTTATAAACAAATTACAAGATGGTTTCACGAATCAGGAGCGATTGATTCTGTCACCCATATTTTTAATAGATTTATTCATTATACATCGCATCAACAATTGCAATTAATTATGCCAAAAGATCGGATATGGAAGTTCTTGTGTTCAGCTACTTGCGCATTGCGAAAAGATTATCTATTGGGCCGTAGACGAATTCTTCTACATAATTATTCTTTTTACCGTCCAAGGGACTGGAAAGAAGAATATGAAGACTATTGGAATTTAATTCTTGAAGATCTTTTCTCAAATGATATAACCGATTCTTTATTTTCACCCATTCCAGTTGATGCATGGGAACATGATGTTAGAAATTGGAGAGAAGTAATTGGTTGTTTTCTTCCTGACGTTATTCATCCTACCTTCGAACTCTTGGAACAATTTGGATATGTCGTACGAGATAATAATGATGAATGGATCCCCTATGAAGAAAATGAATGGAATGAAGACTAACGCCTCTTCCGATAGGATTTCCGCCGCGTCCTTCGTCGTTTTCCACCATTCATGCGACTGCTGACACCTTCAATCGGTGCTGCAGGTGCTGCAGGTGCTGCATTATTGGTAGCAAGTGCTGCAGGTGCTGCAGGATTATTGATGCGACGATTGTTGACAGGGTTGGCAGCATTGTTGCCAGGGTTGGCAGCATTGTTGGCAGCATTACGTCTACTAGCAGCCGGTGCAGCAGCCGATGCAGCAGCAAATGGATTTCCAAATATAGAAGGAGTCGTTGAATTCGTTGAAGGAGTTGAACCACTGATTCCCATTTCTATTCTATGCAGACCTTTTCTAAATCGCGTTGAAAAAGTGGTTCCAGTACCGGAGCCACTTTTACAATTGGAACCAACGATAAATGAGAAATTTCACTTCCTCCACCACTTCGTTGAAGAAGAAGTTCTTCCACTGTTTCGGGAAAGGACGAATACAAGGGACTCACCAATCCAGCACTCTTACACAGATGTAAGAGTTGTTGAAGATCTTTAAATGTATAAACATACACAATATAACTTGAATATCCTAAGATTGTTTCAGGACATGAAAAAACTCCACAGAGTTCTTCCACTATAGAACGAGGGACGGCCGATAGACCAAATAATTCTTCTAACACCTCTCGAAACGCAGTTTCCTGAGGCGTTCGATCAAACGCTTCTCGTTTTCCTCCAAGGCCGGAAAGACATGCCTTCTGTGGATGATATCCAGACAAGGCGACGCGTCGATTTGTAAATAATACTCCAGCTCCTGTATATTCCATTTTATAGATAAGTGGGAAGAATTGTTTAAGATGAACTCCATATAGAACGATTCCAAGGATCTACTGTAGTCGTATCCAACTGTTCACGAAACTTCTGCACCCTCTTTTCAAATTCAATCTCTTCCGTAGAAGGGGGCAATTCCAATTCACTATGGGTAAGAGAGTTGGTCGCAGAAGAATCGGGTTTCATTCCATAACACGTGACACCAAATCGTAAATCGGGATTATCAAAATACCCTCCATTCAACCCCACTTTTCCACAAGAATCACGGTGTTGTACCGGTCCCTTCTGTAACGAATCATACGTAGATTGCTGAGTAGGATACACGGCCTGTTGTCCTTTGATCCATCCATAACTGCACCAATCCGCCCCCTTCTTGTACGCATCGTTCACCTGCGCTTCCGTCGCTAAATCCGCTCTAAACGCCCTACAAACTGCAGCAGCATCCGAATAAGTATAAATATTTTTACTAATATGAAATACTTCTTCCCGTTTTGGAATCTGCGCGCCCACTTGAGTCAAAGGATCGGCAGGAATCGCCCCTGGTTGACCGGATGGCCGATCCTCTGGAGAGATCGGCTTGGGGTGTTCGTCGGGAGAAACTACAGGTGTAGGAAATAACAGGTGCTTTACACTATAAACCAGGTTCTCTAAAAAAACTTTAATTGAAGAATAAAAATAAGTAATCAATCCAAGTACAAGAAACATTGAAATAATTAAAATATAATAAAAAGAAGAAGTTCTTTGTTCAGGTGCTACTGAATTGCGAACATTCGCAATTGTAAAATTTGCAACATTTCTTACATTGGTTGCCACTGAATTCATCTCCTGTATGGAGCATCGCTTTTAATCAGTGACCTTCGAATCAGTTTCCTTCTCTTCAACTACCGTAGCAACCGTAGCAACCGTAGCAACCGTAGCAACCGTAGCAACCGTAGCAACCGTAGCA